AAAGGCGGCGCAGTAAGAAAAGCTAAAGGCGGCGCAGTAAAAAAATATTCACATGGCGGGGCAGTCCATACTGGAACGGGTCACGCTTTAACATACAAACGATAATAGGAGGTTGTGCAATGGGTAAAAACAATGTTACAAGTCTAACAGGTGTTAAACCGAATAGTGACTGGAAACGAGGAACTGGTAAAGCAGAACCTGGAACAGTTATTAAAGGTAACTCGTACGCGAGAAAAGGAACTGTCTCTACGACAAAAGCAGAGGCTATTTCTGTTCCGCAGTTTCCTTTAAAATCCAAACTCACTAAAGGACAAATGGGTGCGGCGATTAAAGGTGGCAAATATGAATGGACATAGGAGGTTAATATGAAACTTTTATCAGATCTATGGGCTCACTTAAAAGAGTGGTCCGATTGGAGCATGAAAGATTGGATTAAAGCTGGTATAGTAGCTATAATTGTAATCATAGTTATCGGCGCTATCTAAAAAATGGTTCTAGGAATAATATCAAATTTAGTAGGGGGAAAAGACGGAGCTCTTAAACAAGTGGCTTCCGTCATTGATTCTCTCCATACCTCAGAAGAGGAAAAACTTGATAAAAAAATTCTTATGCAACGCATTCAACAAAAGCTTGCAGAAAAACAATTAGATGTAAATAAAGCAGAGGCAGGACACCGTTCCGTTTTTGTTAGTGGCTGGCGCCCGGCAATCGGATGGGTTGGAGCCTTTGCTTTATTTTTTGAGTTTATTTTGTCACCATGTATTGAATGGTATGCAAAATTTTCTGGAATGGAATTAGCCGCTCCGGAAATTCAAACTGGGCCCTTGCTAGCAATCGTCACTTCAATGCTCGGGGTTGCCGGCATGAGAAGTTTCGAGAAGGCAAAGGGACTAACTAAATAGGAGAGAGTATGGTTGGTAGTGTAACAACTAGAGGGCAAGGAATGATTATGCCTGGAAGAAGAAAAACTACAACTACTTATGCCAAAGGTGGAAAAGTAGGGAAGAAAAAACAAGGCTACAAAGCTAGAGAAGATGAATCTATTGCTATGCGTAGAAGAAAAAAACGTACTAAAAAACAACTTAAAGCATCAAGGGATGAATCTTATGGTAAATTTGGTAGCAAAAAAAGAAAACCACGTGGTGGTGGAAAGATTAATGTTTGATTATGAACAATCTTTGTGAAAATTGTGGTCATGCATGTCATTGTTCCAATGGTGGATCATGTACAAGTTGTGATTGTAAAAACTGTGAGCATAAATAATGGCAAGTACAGTTGCTAATGTAAGCTTAAACGTTCAAGTAACAGAAAATGTTATACTCAATGGTGAAGACCATGGATCATCTAACTCTGTTGCTATTACAGGTATCAATGAAGTATCAAAACGTATTATGAATTTAACAGCTAATACGGATATTACGTTGGCCACATTTTCAACAGTTCCTGCTGCAGGACAATTCATAACATCAAATGTTAAATATGTGCGCATTACAAATTTAGATGACGCTAATCCAGTAAATATTAATTTAGGTGGTGCAGCTGAAAATGTATGGGTATATCTGGACTGGGGAAGATCTTTTATTCTTTCTCAACCAGGAACAGCTATTGATGCTGTGGCTAGTGGAACCGTCGGAACGGCCAGTCTAGCTGATGTAACAACTATAACCGCAAATACTGCAAATGCTTCTAACGCTATTGATGTGGAGGTCTTCGTTGCTTCTAGTTAATGGGTTATCCTAAAAAACACAAAGGACGCCGAAAAATTGGATCCAAAAAAAGAAGAAATAGACGTCGTATTCGTTTAGGCTTGCGGATTAGAAAGAGAAAAAAATAATGGATGGACTACATTTAGCTGAATTAATTTACAGAGCTATTAGACAAAAGAAAGAACAAATTACAGAAGTTACTATGCAAGGGGTTGAAGATTTTGCAAAATACAAGTATATGGTAGGACAGCTTCATTCTTTAAATGGTTTGGAGCAGGACATTAGAGATATTATGAAAAGAGAGGAAGACAGTGAGTAAATTAATATTACCTAAACACGCAGCTATTGCACGTGAAAAGAAAAAAGAAAAAGCTGAAATGGCTAAGATTCCTAATCCAACAGGATGGAGAATGGTCATTTTACCTCATAAAGGGGTTGAAAAAACCAAAGGAGGTGTGATACTATCCGACACACTTATTCAAGAGCAACAATGGACAACTAATGTAGGACTTGTTCTAAAGTTAGGACCCATGGCTTATGGAGATAAGAATAAATTCCCAACTGGTCCTTGGTGTAAGGAAAAAGATTGGGTAATCTTTGCCAGATATGCTGGTTCAAGATTAAAAATTGACGGCGGGGAACTTCGTATCTTAAATGATGATGAAATACTCGGTGTCGTTGACAGTCCAGATGATGTGGTAAATGCATCTCTGCACTCATAATCATAGAGGAGTATAACTATGCCAGAAGCGCAACAATCCATCAACAACAACGTGGGTAAGCCTATTGTAGATATTGATACATCAGGTCCTTCCGTTAATGTTGCTGTTGAAGATAAACAAGAAGAAGAAGACAAAGTGGAAGTCCAAGAAGATACTACGGTAGAAGAAGTTAAAACAACTCAACAACCTAAAGATGAATTAGATACTGTTAGTGATGGTGTTCAAAAAAGAATTGATCGTCTAACATGGAAAGTTCGAGAAGCTGAAAGACGAGAAAAAGCAGCTACTGATTATGCCAAATCTGTTCAACAAAAATTAAAAGCCAATGAAGATAAGGTTCAACAACTTGATCAAGGTTATGTAAATGAATTTAAAAGTCGTGTTGAATCTCAAATTGCTACGGCAAAAAATCATTTAAAATTAGCTATTGATGCAGGAGATTCTGAAAAACAAACAGAAGCTCAAACTGTATTAGCGCAATTAGCGGCTGATCAAAATAGAATAAAAAGTTTAGAGGCTCAACAAACTAAGATAGAGAAACAACAAAAAGAAGTTCCGGTTAATCCTCAAACAGCAGCTCCAATACAACAACCTACAGCTGCTCCTCCAGACCCAAAAGCTCAAGCATGGGCTCAAAGAAACCCGTGGTTTGGAAAAGATGATGCTATGACATACACTGCTTATTCATTACATAAGAAGCTGACAGAGCAAGAAGGATTTGACCCGAACTCAGATGAGTACTATAGTGAGATTGATAATCGAATTAAAAAAGAGTTTCCCCATAAATTTGGGGATAATACTACCAGTAGTGACAGACCCGTCCAGGCTGTTGCATCTGCATCCCGAACATCAAGCAAATCTGGACGCAAAACCGTGAAGTTATCACCAAGTCAAGTCGCTATTGCGAAAAAACTTGGAGTGTCTTTACAAGAATATGCCAAATACGTGAAGGAGTAGGCTATGACAAAAAATATAAATAAAAAATCTCCTGCTAAGTCAACTTTAGCAGATATAGAGATAGAAGAAGATATTGTTGTTGACAAAACTCCCCGCAATGCCAATCTGCGTGAGAAATCAATTCGAGCGACAGAATGGAGACCACCGAATAATTTGGAGGCACCTCCTGCGCCCGACGGATATAAACACCGTTGGTTAAGGGCAAGTGCCAGGGGATACGAAGATAATCAAAATATTATCAGTAGGCTCAGACAAGGTTATGAACTTGTTAGAGCAGACGAATATCCAGACTGGGACCTCCCAACTCAAGAAGATGGGAAACATGCAGGTGTTATTGGAATTGGTGGCTTATTGCTTGCTCGTGTTCCACTTGAAGTTGTTGAGTCGAGAAATAAATATTTTTCAAGACAAACAACAGATCAAATGGAATCTGTGGATAGAGATCTATTCAAAGAAGAGCATAAAAGCATGCCTATCCATAAGGAAAGGCAAAGTCGTGTAACTTTCGGGGGATCTAGAGGAAAGAATGAGTCTGGAAACTAAAGAACTCGAATCATTTTTAGGAGTATATTATGGCTAATATAGATGCCGCTTTTGGACTTCGCCCAGCGAAAACGCTTGGTGCAAGTTACAACAGCTCAGGCTTTAGCACCTATAAAATGGCAACCGACGCTGGTTCAGCAATCTACACAGGCAGTCTTGTGGTTTTACAAGCTAATGGATTTATTACAACGGCAACCGATAATACGAGTGCTAATATCCTAGGTGTTTGTGGTGGATTTTATTACACTGATTCAGAAGGCAGTCCAAAATTCGCAAGATACTGGCCTGCTTCAACTGAGACATACAACGAAACAGATGTAGAAGTGAAAGTCTATGACGATCCTAATACTTTGTTTGAATGTCAATCAGTGGCTGGAACAACTGGTCAAGCCGTTATAGGAGCAAACGCTAATGCAGCTGGAAATGCAAACGGAAACTCGACTTCAGGACTAAGTTCATGCAAAATTGACGCGCCAAACGCGGCAGCTACTGCTGAACAGTTAAGAATTGTGGATGTAACCGCTGATGTCGACAACAATGATATATCGTCTAACAACGTAAACTTTGTTGTAAGAATCAACGAACATGCGTACACAACCTTAACAGGAATATAGGAGAATAAAAAATGGCTATATCAAGATCGCAACTGGTCAAAGAGTTAGAGCCAGGTTTGAATGCCCTATTTGGCCTGGAGTACGAACGCTATGACCGTGAGCATGAAGAACTTTATTCGATTGAATCATCTGATCGTGCATTCGAAGAAGAAGTAATGTTAGTTGGATTTGGTAGTGCAGGTGTAAAACCTGAAGGTAGCTCGATCGCTTATGATCAAGCACAGGAAGCTTTTACTTCCCGCTATACCAACGAAACTGTTGCTTTGGCATTCGCAATCACTGAAGAAGCAATCGAAGACAACTTGTATGATAGGCTTTCAGCTCGTTATACAAGAGCTTTAGCTCGCTCAATGGCTAACACAAAACAAGTGAAAGCTGCAGCGACTTTAAACAACTCATTTAGTGCTAGTTACCTTGGTGGTGACGGATCTATGCTTTGCACAACAAACCATGCTACTACGCAAGGTGGTGTTTTTGCAAATAGACCAACTACTGACGCTGACCTAAATGAATCATCTTTAGAAACTGGATTAATTGATATCGCAGGGTTTATTGATGAAAGAGGTTTAAAAGTAGCTGCTAAAGGAAGAAAATTAGTAATTCCTGTCAATACGCAATTTATTGCAGACAGAGTTCTAAACTCTCCTTTACAAAGCAACAGCGCAGATAATAACATCAATGCAATGAAAAATATGGGTATGATCCCAGAAGGTTATGTAGTTAATCACTACTTAACTGACACAGATGCATGGTGGCTATTAACTGACGTTCCAAACGGACTTAAAATGTTTGTGAGAGCCCCTATCGCAACCTCTATGGAAGGTGACTTCGATACTGGAAACGTTAGATATAAAGCGAGAGAAAGATACAGCTTTGGCTGGTCTGACCCTCGTGGAATTTATGGTACACAAGGAGGTTAAGTTTTTAACTTAATTAACTGCTTAAAGGGCGCTTTACAAAGCGCCCTTTTTGTTTTAAACAATAAGTATACCTAGTATTAATTTAGTTATGTAGACTGGCTAGGCAGACGGTATAGAGACTACGTAACGAAATGGTCTATACGACCAAAGGAGATTTAATTATGGCTACACATTTTAAGGGCCCAATTTTATATTCAGCTGGACAAAAACAATTTGAAAATTTGAATGTATCACATTGGCCTGATCAAGCAAAATGGATGGACGACTTCGAAGATGGAGCCGTTGATGAAACACACAACTGGACTATTGTAAAAGATTCAGGTGCAGCTGTGGCAATCGTTGCAGATGCAACTAATGGACATGCAACTTTAACTTCAACAGCAACAACTGAGAATGATGGCGCTTCTATTCAAGCAAAACAAGAGTGCTTTGCTCTACCTTCAACTGCTGGAAATAAATTATGGTGGGAAGGAAGAGTAAAAGTTTCTGACGCTGATCAAATGGATTTATTAGTAGGGTTTACTGAAACTTTTGCTACTAATCCTGAAAATGCTTTATCTTCATCTAATATTGCTGGTTTTCTATTAACTGATGGAAACGGTTATATTCAAGGAGTAACTGAAAAAGCAGATAGCGCTAGCGTTATAACTTTTGATAATACAACTCTATCTACTTTAGCTGATGATACATTTGTTACTTTAGGATTTATTATGACTAAAGGAGCAGCAACAGCTAGTGATGAAATAGAATGGTTTATTAATAGACAAAAAGTTGGAGCTTCTAACACATCAATACCGACAGCTAATATGAAACTTATGTGCATGTCTTTATCTGGTGATGCAAGTGGAACAAAAGTAACTACTATTGATTACTTCATGGCGGCACTTGATAGGGAGACTGACTATTAATGACAACTCCAGTTTTTGCTAAAAATGCTACGGCAGGTAACAACGAAACTTTAATTAGTAACAAACGTGGTTTTTTAAAAGGTTATGACGCAGCAGCGTTACCAACCGATTCCACGACCATTGCTTTTCATGATTGTGCCGCTACAGGTGATATTGCCGGTGGAAATAAAATTATGGATCTTGTTATTCCTGGTGGAGCAAATGCCAACACATATATTCCTGAGATGGGAGTATTATTTAAAACTGGACTGTGCGTTGACGCTGATGCAGAAACAGCGGGATGCGTAGTCTTCTACACTACATAGGAGGTATGAATGCCAAGTTATTATGATTCAACTGCACAAACTAGATCTGCTGTCGAAGCTTCTAAGACTGTAAAGTCTTATGGTGAGTCTGTAGGCCCAAGAGGAGTGAAAATGGGAAAACCCACTACACAACCTCAAGGTCATGTCCCAATGAAAAAAAGATTGATGATGGGTCAACAACCATCTGAAGTTTTTAATGGGGTAAACGGAAAAACCGGTGGCAGATAAAAAGTGGATACAAAAAGCGGTTAAGAAACCAGGAGCTCTTCGTCGTTCTCTCGGTGTCAAAAAAGGAAAAAAGATACCGGCTAAAAAATTAGCTAAAGCTGCTAAAAAAGGCGGTAAGCTTGGTCAACGAGCACGTCTAGCAGAAACTTTTGCTAAGATGAGAAGAAAACGAGGATGATATGCCAACTTCAGGGACTACTGAGTTTAATCTTAAAATTGATGAGATAATTGAAGAGGCGTTTGAGCGCTGTGGGTTACAAACCCGTAAAGGATATGATTTAGACACGGCTCGCCGTTCTTTAGACATTATGTTTTCAGAATGGGCGAACCGTGGTTTAAACTTATGGAAAATTACACAAGGTTCTAAAACATTAGTAGCAAGTCAACCTAATTATAGTTTTTCTTCTCCAGAGGAGAGAGGAATTATAGATGTTTTATCTGCTGTAGTTAACAATGGAACTAATGATTATGCGGTAGATAGAATTAGCCGAATGGCTTATTTAGATTTACCTAAAAAAACAGAAACAGGACAACCATCAGAATGGTATTTTGAACGTACATTAACTCCAACTTTGTATGTTTATACTTCTCCTGATGATACAAAAACTTATACTTTTAAATATTATGCATTGCGTCGAATTGAAGATGCAGGCACTTATACAAATGATGTGGATTTACCTTTTAGATTTATTCCGTGTATGTGCGCAGGACTAGCTTACTATATAGCTATGAAAAGAGCTCCTGATCGTATACAATTATTAAAACAAGTGTATGAAGAAGAATTTGCTAGAGCTGCAGCAGAAGATGCAACCAGGGCTAGTATTCATCTTGTTCCTGCACAAGGATATCTTGGAGGATTTTAATGGCTAGAACGGATAGGGCAGCACAATTATTTCAAGCATATTATGATGCAAAAGAAACAGGTGATATGGATGCTTTGGATATTGCCATTAATGATATTTTTAAAGAATTAGGAATAGATATGAAATCTAAAGGTGGATCTATAGAAAAGGCAATTAGATAATGGCATTTGCAAAAGGAAAACATGCGCTTAGAATTTCAGACCGCAGTGGAGTAGCTTTTCCTTATTTGGAAATGCGAAAAGAATGGAATGGTTTTATTGTACATAAATCAGAATATGAACCAAAACAACCGCAACTAGGTCCTTTCCATATTGGAAATGATCCTATTGCTCTTCGTAATCCTAGACCTTCAAGAGTAGCACCCGCGGTTCCTGTTTTATTACCTTTAAATCCTTTTATAACAACACAAGGCAATACAACCATTAAAGTTAATTCTCCAGATCATGGAAGATCAACGGGAGATATTGTAAGATTTAGAAATTCTATGGCGGTGTTTGGTATTCCTGCTTCAGAAATAGAGGATGAAGATGGATATACTATAACTAAAGTAGATGATAATTTTTTCACATTTGTTTCTACTACTTCTCCTGGTCAGTCAGGTGAAGCTGGTGGAGGAAGAGCAAATGCGGGACCAGTAACAATTACGGCATAATATGGCAACATTAAGTGAAATACAGGATGATGTAAGAAGTTATACGGAAGTAAGTTCTAATGTGCTTTCTAATGCAGTTATTAATACTATGATTAATAATACGGAAAAACGTATTTTTAGAACTATTGATCTAGATGTATCAAGAGGGCATATGACAGCTAACTTCACAGCCGATAATCCTTATTTATCTATGCCTGGAGCAACAAGCACCACTTTTATTAGTGTAGATTGGATACAAATTAAAGATAGTGTTGGAAACAGAAAATATTTAATTCAAAAAGATTTGTCTTTTCTTGCAGAATATAATAAAAACAGTAATACAACTGGCGTACCAAAGTATTATGGAAATTGGGATAATGATTCTTTGTACGTCGCTCCTACCCCAAGTTCGGGATTTACAGTAGAACTTGCATTAAATAGGATGCCTAGCAGTCTAACAAACGCCGGCTCATCAGGAACAACTTGGTTGAGTACAAATGGCGAAGATGTTCTTTTGTATGGATGTTTGGTTGAAGCCTATAAGTTTTTGAAAGGACCTGCTGATATGTTGCAGATGTACCAACAATCATTTCAAGAAGCAATGCAAGCCTTTGCTATTGAACAACAGGGACGTAGAAGACGAAGTGAATATTTTGATGGAGTCTTGAGAATACCTCTCGAGTCTGCACAACCATAACTTTTAAGGAGAAAATATGGCTATTGAACAATGTATTGTTAAATCGTTTAAGCTTGAAATTTTAAAAGCTTTGCATGATTTTACTGCATCTACTGGTAATTCGTTCAAATTGGCACTTTTTGATTCAGAGGTAACGTTAAATAATACAACGACTGCTTATGAAACAACTGACGAAGTGGGCAATTCAGGAACTTATACTGCTGGTGGAGGAGCCTGCACAGTTGAATCTACTTTTCCAAAATTAGATAATACTACTGCGATTGTTGATTTTGCAGATGTGTCTTTTACAAGCGCAACTATTTCAGCACAAGCAGCGGTTATTTATAATAACTCAACTGTAACTGGCTTAACTACTAATGCTGCGGTATGCATACTAGATTTTGGTGGAGTTAAATCTTCCACTGCTGGAACGTTTACAATTTCATTTCCTGCTGCTGAAGACGATAGTGCGATCTTAAGAATAGCCTAACAAGGAGGCTTAGATGGCCAGTATACAAGGCTGGGGACGTGATACATGGGGATCTGGTGCGTGGAGTGAATATTCTACAATAAGTGTAACAGGTCAACAAGCTACTGCTACTGTAGGGACAGGTTTTAGTGTAATTACACATCAAGTAATTTCCGTTACCGGCCAAGCAGCTACAGGAAGTGTAGGTAATGCCACAGGAACAGGAATTGCGGAAGTTAATCCGACAGGAAATGAAGCAACGTCTACCGTTGGTGATCCTCTTATTAATTCTGGTCATGTTATTTTTGTTACCGGACAAGAAGCAACTTCTACTTTAGGAGATACAACTGAATCTGTAACTATGACCACGGGATGGAACCGTGACACAGATATTAATACTGGTGCGTCTATTGGTTGGGGACAACAACAATGGGGAGCTGAAGGTTTATCACATTCTGTTACAGGACAAGAAGCAACCGTAAGTACAAGTGGAGTTCAAGAAGCAAGAGGTAATGCTGATATAAGTCCTGATTCTCAAGTCGGTACTTTTACTATTGGTCCATATTCTATTTCAGGAGATGGTAATACTACTATTGCCGTAGCTCCAGAACATGAATTAGATGCTGAGTTAGGTACAGACTATACTATCAATATATTTATTGATGCAGCTACAACAGGTCAATCGGCTACTGCTTCTGTAGGAACCGCAATAGCTCCAGCTTTAGCTATGCCAACAGGTGTGTCAGCTACTGGTAGTTTAGGAGATGTTGCACAAGAAACTGTTTATTCTGTTACAGGACAATCAGCTACAGTGTCTATTGGAGATTATGGAATATCTGGAGGTTCTAGTTATCAGGTAACGGGAAATAAGTTGACATCTTCAGTGGGTAGTTTAAGAATAACTAACTGGTCCGTTATAGATGACAGTCAGAATGCGGATTGGAAAAATGTTTCCCTGGCTGCATAAAATGTTTTCAATTATTAACAAAAGGTGTTAAATAACAAGCTATGGTATCAACGTACTCAACAGGATTAAGAACAGAATTACAAACCACAGGAGAAAATTCTGGTACATGGGGAACGATTACTAATAATAACTTTTCTCAAGTTTTTGAATTTTCAATCGCAGGAGTTTATGCAAAAACTTTAACAGATGGTGATTACACTTTAACTAATTCTGATGGTCCACAAACTCAGGCAGCAAACGAAGCGAGACAAAATACAATCGTTTTTTCAGGTACTTTAACTGCAGCTAGAACTATTCAGTTTCCTGCAACTCAAAAAACCTACATGATCTATAATAACACTTCAGGGGGATATAATTTAACTTTACGTTTAGGAGCTGCTGGAAATACAATGAGCGTTGTAAATGGTAAAATGCGTATTGTTGCTACAGACGGAACTAATTGGTATGATGTTTTTTCTTTAGCAGGTTTAGGAGAAGCCTGGGTAGCAAAAACAAATTCTGATTCACCTTATGCAGCTTCGGACGGTGATAATATTTTTTGTGATTGTTCAACAGGAGCAATTACTATAACTTTACCTGCGTCTCCTTCTATAGGAGCTCAAGTAAAAATTATAGACGGTGATGGAAATGCTGCTACTAATAATATTACGGTTGGTAGAAACTCAGAGCCTATTCAAGGCGCTTCGTCGGATCTAACAATTTCTACTAACAATGCAGGAATTTCTCTGGTATACTATGATGGTACAGAGGGGTGGAGGTTGAAATATAACGACTAATGGCTAACTTACAAGATATAACAAATAGAAGTGAAGTAGGCGCAATTAAGCCTTGGACAAAAACTACAGCTCCAGTAGGATATTTATTATGTGATGGGGCGGCTGTTTCAAGAACAACATATGCAGATTTATTTGCTATAATTTCTACTACTTATGGTGTTGGAGATGGTTCTTCAACTTTTAATGTTCCAGATCTTCAAGGTAAATTGCCTCAAGGATATGAAAGTGGAAATTATGCTATGGCAGGAACTGGCGGTGCAAATACAGTTACAGTAGCTGTAACCAATAACCAAGCTGCTACTAACGCTATTACAAATAATCAATCTGTTACTGTAACAGGATCTATTGATAATACATCTTTAACTACGGCTCAATTAGCGGCTCATGCACACAATTCTTGGTGTACACAAGCAGTTACAAATCCTCCTGGAGGCTTTGGACCAAGAATTTTTTATAATAGTCCACCTAAAAGGACTCCAGCAGGAATGAATGCTACCTTTGGTGAAATTCCAAATAATGTGTGTATGGAACAAACAGGATCAGGATCAGGACATAATCACTCCCATACTTTAGCAGGGACTTTAACAGGAACTGTGGCGGTAACGACTGCTTTAACAGGAACTGTGACGGCAGCAGGAACAAATACATTTTCACCTTATGTGGTGGTTAACTATATTATAAAACATTAGGAGATATTAATGGCAATAACACAAGTAACAATAGCAGTAGGAGAAATTGTAAAAATAAATAATCATCAATTTTTTGATTGGGCAGACAGAGGAAATGCAGCACCAGATCTTCCAACAGGTGTAGCTGAGTCTATTCATTATGTTGTGTGGACTTCTTTAGCAGGCCCAAATGAAGTTCAAAAATGTGATGCTAATCATAGTATGATTGGAAATACTCCTCTTACTTCTACCTCTGATATTGTACACGGTTCAACAACAGTTAATGATCTTTTGGTTTGGGCAGAAACTCGTCATTTACAAGTGGAAGAAGCAAAAACTGCTTGGTATGCCGCTGGTGGAGGAGAAGCAGGTACAGAGTCTGAAGGTAAGACTTGGGCGGATTACGATCCTCATTCTTTATCTTTAGAGGAAGAGCCTAATAGAGGACAAAGTTAAAATAAATTTTGTTTTTTTATTCTTTTTTGTTCTTTGTCATTAAAAGAGATTGATTCTTCATCAATTTCTTCTTTTAAATTTTTACAAGGTCCGTCTTTATTAACATAGTGAAAAAAAGCTTGATGATGCCAACTTCCATCAGGTTCGGTAAATATAGGTCTCCAATGTTGTATTTCTCTTCCTTTATATATTACCCCATCTCCTGATTCTATAACAAGAGGAGTCTCTCCCATACACAAAGGCCATTTATAATTTTTATTATTGTATTTATATTTTAAAGTTAAAGACATACTTATTTCACAAGCTGGTCTATCTATGTGTCGTTCTAGATTAGCTCCTGATAAATATATTCTACTATAGCTGTAAGTAGGATTTAACTTTAAATTAGATTCGTGTTCTATTCTTTTTTTAAAAAAATGAAGAAGTTCTCTATATAAAAAATATTTAGAAGACTGTAAAGAATAAGCTTTAGTTACTTGATCATCTATAAAAGCTCTGTCAATAGAAGTAAATTGATTAATTTTTCGCAAAGAACTTGAAGTTATAAATTCTATAAAATCTTGAGACAGTAAATTTTTTATAGGTTTATATAAGGTTTTCATTTATTAATGAATCCAAGTAATTACAGCATGTCTATCACCTTTAGTTACAGGTAATACTGCATGAGGAAAACAAAAATTACTAGGAAAAACAATGGCACTTCCTGTTTTTTTTTCTAAAATATATTCTTTATTAAAAAAAGAAAAATTTCCTCCTTCATAATCATCATTTAATAAAAAAGAAATACTAAGGACTCGAGGATCAAGATCAAAATGATCAGTGTGTTCTCTATACTCTCCTTTATCAGATCCCCTATACAGTAAATGTTCATATCCTGTATCTTCGCATGATAAACCTGTATTAAAATGTGGACATTCTTCGTGATATTTTTTAAGTATTGTTCCTACACCATTAAAAAAAACATTTTCAAATTTATTGTTAAGATGTTTTACCAAACAATTTCTGTATCTTGTTACTTTACCTCCTGACAATGTTGCAGGAAAAAATTTTAAATCTTTTTCTTTTATTATTTCTTCACATACCTCTAGAGGAATAATATCAGGATATAATTTTATAAAATCTTTAAGTGTGTTCATTTAGATCTCAATAAAATTAGCCATAATATAACGAGGAGTTGAATTTCCTGCAAATTGTAGAGGGCTGTGATATATTTTAGCATCAAAAAAAAGAGCTCTATTTTCTTTAAATCCAACATGTGAGTTTAAAATTTGTTCTTCTCCTTGATCTATATAAAAACCTGTTCCATTATTTATTAAAGGATTTCCTAATAAATAAATTAAACAGTTAAAATCTGCGTGATCCTGATGAGGAATAGCAGGAGTGTTAGGAAAACTTAAAAAATAAAATGATTCCATATGTTTTATTGATGAAAAATTAAAATGTTTTTTTAATTGTCTAGTTACTTCTTGAACAGCAGGAGCGTCTTCCGTTAATTCTACATGATGATAGTTGCGGTTATAAACACTCTCTGAAGTAGAAAATCTGTATTGAAAGTCTAAAGTTAAAAGTTCCTTTTGCAAAGTTTGTATAAACTTAGAATCAAAAAAATTATCTTGAACGTAAATATTATTTTTCATTTAAAACTTTTTTTATTCCAAAACAATGTTTTATATTTGTTAATAGCCAAGCTTGTTAAATTAAAAATAGTCTTAGAATGTTTTTCTTCTTTATAATAACCTGACCATTTTTTCCAACTTTCTCTTTTAAAAGGAATAAGCTGAACCATAGGATCTCCTTTTTTTATTAAAAATTGTTTGTCTCTTTTTAATAAAATAAAAGGAAAATTAATTGTACTAATATATGTATCAGTATCCACTATTCCTTCAATTATTTTAAATCT